ATAGCATCAGCCGCAATAGGCGCATTAGGCGCAAGAAAAACCGCAAAAGCAATGCGCGGAGCAAACGATCTTGATTTAGAAAAATTAAGACGTGAAGCACAAGAAAATGGGTTTAACCCATTAACAGTACTACGAGCAACAGGCGGACAAGGAAGTACAAAAGGACCATCTGGCAATTTAGCCAGTGGAGCATTTTTTCAAACATTTGCACAAGGAATACCAAGTATACTTGAAGCAAATTACGACAAAAAAATGAAACAAGCACAGCTTACAAATATAAACGCAAGTACAGAAAATTTGTTAGCTAGTGTAAAATCAATGCAAAATGAACGTGGACGTGATGATGTGCCATTATTGGTTACAGCATACGATCCAACAGGAAAGTTAGCAGATTTTTTAATACCAAATCCAGAAGTGTTAGAATTTTCACCATCTGAGTTTGGAGCATCATTAAGTGCAATAGCCGCAAGTTTTGCCATGCAAAACAACATAACAAAGGCTGAAGCAAAAGATATATTGATGTCTATTTATGAAAATAGAAAAAGCAATATAGCAAAAAAACAGCCAAAATTAGAAAAAGGAGTTGGTGACGATTGGAAACCAAATCCAATGCCAAGTTTTATGGACAGGGTCAAACAAAATTATAAACAAAAAGGCATGACATTAGATTTTAGGCATATGGCAAATTAAATGTGCGCCAAGTGTAAAAAAATACGAAAAATTATAACCAAAATCATTGCAAGGAGAAAACGCAAATGAGAATGACTGAAATGATACCAAATTCACCTATTGCAGTACAGAAAAGTGTACGTAGTGCAAAAGGCCGAGTTTTAACATCGGGTGATGCAGGTAAAATCCTGCCACTTAAATATGAATGGTTGCACCGCGAGGATGGAGTTCGAAGCGGTAAAGTTAGAGTTAACGTTGAAATGATGGAAACATCAGAAATGTTAATGAACGGTGTTGGCGTAACACTTTACGCACATTATGTACCAATGTTAGCATTTGACCGTTTTAACGGTTCAATGGACGAATTAAACCGTTCATATAAAAAAGAAAATGGCGCTGCAGGAAGTGTAGTACCATTTTTTGAAAGTAATAAATATTGGAATATAGATACACAAACAGTAGGTTCGGGATCATCTGCTACTGCTTGGGATAATGAATCAGTATATGGTATTGGGACATTTTATCAAACACTTGGTATACATACTGAAGCAACAAATTTAAATTCAACACTAGTTGAAGCATATAACGCAATTGTTAATCATAGACGCAAAGCAAGGTCTAAATCGTTACCATTAAGAAACGCATATGACCACACATTAGCTGACGCGTTTTGGATTAATAATGGAATGCAAAATATTGTTCCTGATTACGATCAATCATTAATTGACGGACAAGTAAGTCTTGCTGGTTTGACATTTCAAGCACCAATTAAAGCTCCACGTGCAACAAATTATAATTTGTCACGTGATGCAGATGGTAATTCAGGACATGCATTAACAGGTTCAGCATGGTCACCTGCAATGACAGGAACAGAAATTATTGACGAAGGCGATATGTTCTTATTTGACGAAATGTATGCTGAGTTAACAACAGGCGGAAACGCAACAATGTCATTGGCTGACATTGAGCAAGCACGTAAAACAGCGGCATTTGCTAAGTTAAGGGCAAAGTACGATGGAATAGACGACGAACATGTGATTGATTTGCTTATGTCTGGAATTAGAGTTCCTGAAGAAGCATTAAAACAACCAATTTTATTGGGTCGTCAACGTGCAATGATAGGATTTAACCAACGTTATGCAACAGATGGCGCAAACTTGGATAAGTCAGCAACAAACGGTATGGCAACAATTGATATGAATATAAGAACACCTGGAAACATGAACACAGGTGGAATTATAATGATTTGTGCCGAGATTGTTCCGGAACAATTATGGGAACGTAAGAAAGACTATTTCTTATACACAACAGACCCAGATACGTTACCTAACTATTTGTCTGATGTATTAGACCCAGAAAAAGTGGCAGTAGTAAAAAATGACCACGCAGACGTCAATCACGCAACACCAGATGGTACATTCGGTTATGCACCACTTAACCATCAATGGGCCAGAGATGCTGTAAACGTCGGCGGGAAATATTACAGACCTGCAAATGACGCATTTGACGAAGATCGCGCAAAAATATGGACAGCTGAAAGTACAAATCCAACATTAAATGAAGACTTTTATTTATGTTCAGGTTTGCACAAAAAAGTATTTGCTGATCAGGTAAGCGACAGTTTTGAAATCACATGTCTTACAGATATGTCGATTGTAGGAAACACCGTATTCGGTGCAGGACTACAAGAAACTGACG